AGATGAAATTGTATTACCAGATGTTGGTTTGATTGAAATATAAACCTTACCATAAATTGCTGGTGTATTTTGCTCTCCGCCCCATACACTTATTGAATTAAAATCAGCATTGTCGCGTAAGATAATTCTTTTATAATCTTCAGCAAGAACAGCTCTGTTTTGTGTCTCAAAATTCTTTGGTGCATTAAATTTAATTGACTCAATAGACTCGTTAGCTGCGCCGCCGGAGGTTGCAGCATTTACTGTAACTGTGAATGTTGAATACCCAGCCAACGTAGATGGATTTGTAAATGTAGAAATACCATTACCCTCTGTGGTATTACAAACTCTATAATTTACAATTACAATATTTCCATTGTTAAGTGTTTTGCCAATTACACCATCGCCAAAATATACCTCATATTGATTGTTTTCTACTTCTTGTAAAAAGAAAACAGGAGAGGTAGCTGTAACTTCACTAATATCACTTGCAAGCGTATGTGTTACTGATGAGCTATCAACAGAAGATTCTTGAACGACCACAGAAATTGAAGTTGTATCAACATTTTCATTTGGAATAATATAACGAACTGGATTACTTGTATTGACTGTCCAACGATGCGTTACTGGTCTTCCTTCAGTGATTGTAATTGTGCCTGAATAATTTTGATCTGCAGTAAATGAATATGCCTGAGGCGTTACAAACTTGTAGGTAATACCATCAGATGTAGCAGTCCATTCAGTGTTCTTTGCAATCGTGACAGAAGTTGGAGAACCTGTAGGTGTGATGGTTACAGTTAATGTTGTTGATGCTCCTCTTGCAGAGCGAGTAACATAATTCAACATCTTTGCTCTTGAAACTACGCTCTCTCTGAGTTGAGCAGAGTCCAAAAACATTTCATTTCCAACCATGCTTGTATAGAAGGCATTTTGATATGTATTGTATGCTAACAAATCAAGTAGCATAGAAATCGTAGAACCCTCAAAGTTATAATCTGTGAATTCAGGCTTTGAAGAAATATACGTTTTTAAAGATGATTTAATATTATCAAAATCTAACTCTGTAACGCTAATAGTAGATTCTGCCATTTATCTAACTCTTTCTAATAAAACATTAACTATGATTGGTTCTGGATCATTCTTAATTCTAAAGATAATTGTTGCATTCAAAGCATTTGAATCATGATTTGCACTTACTTTGATGTCATCAATAATTGCTCTTGGTTCATAATTATCTAATACTTGACGAATATTTTTTGAAATATTGAACTCTGTAATAGAATCCATATTTTCAAACAATTGCGATAGAACATCACCGCCTAAAACTGGATTGTATGGTCTCTCATAAAAATTAGTTAAAACAAGATTTTTTACACTTTGTTTTACTGCTTCACGATTTACCAAAGCCTTGACATTACCAGTAACTGGATGAGCAGTAAACTTTAAAGGTATATCTTTAAATACTGGTTCTTTAAGTTCAGGCATGTTATTTCTCTTTTGTTTTTATTATTTATAAAACTACTCTGCGAGTATACTGTTATTGGATCCCCATTCACCAGCTGGTTTTGGAACTGCGCTACGAGTTGCTTGTTCTATACTGACTGAGAAATTATTTCCTTCTTTCGTAAATGTCCCCTCTGGACCGGAAGCATTTGGTAGCCCATTTCTGACAAATTTGATACATGCGTCAGCAAGCTGCTGCCAATTATTTGCATTCCATTTTTCAGGATCTCTGGCTACTAAATTTTCCCTTGCTGAATCACTTAGATCATTTATCGCTTTAATTCTTTGATACGCAAATGAGAATATACCAAACACCTTAGAAACAACATATTCCTCAAAGGTTAACTGAGTTGGAAACATTGCTGGTTTCCAATAACCATCGCCCTTTTTGGTAAATACTATTGGTCTCGTTTCATAATCATCAACATTCATCTTCACTTTTCGTTTCAGTTTGACGATATCTTTGAACAAATCTGGCCAATCTACAGTAGTAGTTGTGGGAGCTTCTGCTTTTGGTTTTTGAGCAGGTTTTTCTGTCGCAGCTACATTTGGAGGAAGCAGTTTTTTATCTTCAGGCGTAATATTAGCAGGAACCGTCTCATCTTTCACTGGCTTAACTTCCTCTTCTTTTTTTGAAGGAGGAGGCGTTGGTATTTTTTTAGCATCAGTAACTGGAACCTTTGGTTTCTCGCCTTTTTTGATAGGATTGTATGCAATAATTTTACCAGTATCATCTCGTTGCGGTTCAACATCGAAGTTCGGAACCTCCTTGCAAGGATCGAATCCAAGAGGATTAGACTTCAACTTATTAACGAGATCATCAATATTAACATCTGGAATATCACCAAATTTTTCTTTTATTGAATCCAGTTGATTTGAAAAGCTGATAGGATTGGTCAACTGCCCAAGAAGTTTATTGATCTCAACCTGTAAATTCGGTAGCTCTGCTTTTATTTCAGGAATCAATTCTTCCATTTTACCTTGCATTGCGGAAAGCTGATTTTGTAGATCTCCTTGGATACTACTTAAACTACCAGCAATACCCTTTCCCTGAGATGTCAATTCTCCTAGTTTCTTTTCGACATCAAGCATTGCATTGTCAATACCTTGAATCTTAAGATCAACTCCACAGAGATCTAATTTAACTGGTATAGCCATCTATTTCTCCTATGGCGCCGTTGGTGTTTCGGGTGTGGAGCAATCCTCATCGCCTGTACGAGCTGGGTCGGTTGAGCATGAATAGTCAGTACCAGCATCGTGCCTTGCATATGTGTCTGCCTTGATATAGATTTTTCTATCACCAACATGAGTGAATGAGTTGACACCGCCATACTGTGTATAGTGAGTTGAGCCAAACGTAACGTGAGAAGCACCAGTGACTTGTTCTTTTAATGTGCTATCAAAGTCCATTGTCGCAGCTCCTCCGACTTTTAGATCATATGTACTACCAGAAGCAATACCCATCTTTTGCCCAGAACCCATATTTAAATTTTTGATTGTAACAATATCTGTATTTGAAAGTACGGTTGTTTTGCTATTGACGAATACAGTTTTGACTTCGTTCTTTTTGATTTGGATCTTATTATCTTTACCGATCGTTTCAGTATAAGAACCATCAACGATTGTCTTTCTATCGCCAGACACACGCATAGTTTTGTTGCCATTGATCTGCGTAAACTCGTCGGACATCACCTCTTTCTTATCATTACCTTGTATCTTTACCACTCGGTCGCCACGAACCGTAACGTATTGGTTGCCATCAACTTCAGTGTAATGATCGCCTTGTACATACAGCTTACAGTTACCAACGATCGTTACGGTCGAATTGCCTTGAATATAAACCTTTTCGTCACTGACTGTAACACGATAATCCTTACCAACTACCTTTGTGACACGAGTACCATCGGGCTGAATTTCTTCGAAGGTTCCTGTTTTATGATATTGATGGATTCTTTCAACGCCAGCAGTATCATCTATTTCAAATACATGACCAGATTCTGACTTGTGAACGTGGTTATATGGATACGATGAGCTAGTTGTGATATTATCTGGATATTCATTTACAGTTTCACCGCCATATCTGGGATTCGGTTCTTCCCAGGTTGGTCTTGTATCTTCTACATCATTTTCATCTAGAGCATAATCTGCAGTGTATCGTTCGCCAAGCGAATCAGTATCGGGTGCGGTTGCTGTTGGAACCTTACCAAGACTCGATTTGGCTGCTCTTTTATTTACAAGCGTGTTGTCTTCTTCTGCATCATCCCGAGCAAGTAATGGTGTATCGGGCGCATTAAGAACTTTTGGATAAACAGCTGCTGGATCAAAAAACCCCTTTGGAGTGTCTGTCCCCTCAGTTGGAATGCCAGCCAATGTGCCCATGATCACTGGTCTTTGTGCTTCTGCACCATCAGCAAAAAAACCGATTACCCAAGTACCTTCTAAAATGCCTGTTGCGCTTTTACCTATACCTCCAAGAGCAGCGGATGTGATATCTTGTATTGGTTGGGCCCATGGCAAATCTGCCGTAGGTAGTTCAGATAAATTATCTGTGTGCCAACCATAACAACGTACTCGCACACGACCAAGTTCTAGAGGGTCAGCACGATCCTCTACAACTCCATACCACCATACAAATTCTTCACCTAAGTTTTTCATTCTTCTGATTCCATATCATCTGTAGTCAATTTTACTTCCTCGCCGACAACGTCTTTGGCGTATACATCTTTTACACATTCCATAAC